TACACTTGCTGCTGCCATTTTCATCAAAGACCCTCCATGTTCTGTTTGTGTAGGACATAATTGTGGATTTTTTGCACAATCTACAGATGTAAGATTCCCTCCTTTATATTTGCGCGATTTTTTACGTAATTTTCCCATATAAAGTATAATTAGATTAAATAAAATAAAAAGAAAGTATTCTAGTATGTTATAATGGATGATAAACAACGATTAAATTTGCAAGAAATGATTAAAGCTTATGATGCTGATGATAATACTTCTAAAATTCGACAACTAAAACATAGTCGTCTTATCCGCGACGAGGTGGAGAAAATGGTAAATCTTAAAAAAAAGTATAATCGCATGGCTAAATTTGAAACAAAAAAATTTGAAAAAATTGTTATCTCCCATTGCAACTTTCTTTGGACTAATTATACAAACATTTTTAATAGAATTATGAAAGATGAATTAAATCTTAATATTTTACATAAATTTATTGATACATTGCGTGAAGTAGAGGAGGGTCAATTAGACCAACATGAAGCTTCTGTTAAAATTGGTGAAGTTCTAAAACAATTATATATCGATAGCGCTTTACAACGTGAAAAAAAATTAGATGTGGAAAGCAAAAAAAGCGCACCAAAACACAAAAAACCTGTAAATAATATTAGTTGGGCTAAATTTAAAGCCGCAAATTTACATATGGAGTGTTAACTTTCCTTTCTTCTTTTTTTCGCTTTTACTTTTATATATATCTAATGTTCTTGCAGACGCATCTGTTGCTTGTACAAATTTGGGCATCCACATATAAGGAATAACCTCTTTACAATTAGGATAATATTGGTTAAATAATTCTCGATACCAATATTTTTCAGCAGTAGGACCATCTATGTTCATATCTTTATACTTTTCTTTGGCGAAATTTTGTATTGTTTCGAACCATGATTCTTTTTGTGTACTAACGCCATCAGAAAAAGCTTCTTTTGTTCTCCACAAAACATTATGTGGCAATAGATTTGTTTTATCAAAAGCTTTTCTCAATAAATATTTTTCTATTTTTGTTCCTTTCATTTCAAGAAAGCGGGTTTCAGCAGGAATTGATAAATACATTTGAACGAAATTTTTATCTAAAAATGGAGTTCTAGCTTCTAATCCATGTGAACTAATTGATCTATCTGAACGCAACACATCATAATAACAAATATCTTTTAATAATCTCTTACACTCGTGGTCGAATTCTAAAGCATTTTCCGCAAGATGAAAATACATATATCCTCCAGTAACCTCATCACTACCATCTCCGTTAAAAACTACCTTAGCATCTGAATTCTCACGAATATATTTAGATATTAACCAATTTCCTACGCTAGCCCTTACAGTAGTTGTGTCATAACTTTCAATCGTATAAATGACTTCAGGTATAGCATCTAAAAACTCTTGTTTACTTAAAATAATACTATGATGGTCACTGCCAATATGATCGGCAACCATTTCAGCATAACGCAAATCTTCAGATCCTATCATACCAATACTCCAAGTTTTAAGATTTGAAGGATCAGGTAATACTCTGGCAACTAATGCCGTAATTAGACTACTATCTAATCCTCCAGATAATAAACAAGCTACTTCTCTATCAGTATTATTAACACGTTTATTAACTGCTGCTATTAAAGCGTTTCTAATACATTCATGATAATACTCGTGTGTATGATGAGAGGTAATTTCGGAACAAACAGAATTAAAATATTGTTTTGTAATTTGTTTACCATTATCCATATTAATTTCTGTATATGAACCGGGTGTAAATTGTTCCGCCTTATAAATTTGGTCAGTTATCATATGTGTCATCATTTTCAACTCCGAAGAAAATATATAATGAAAATGACACTCATTGGCTTTATGATACGAATAAAATAAAGGCCGTACACCATAAGGGTCACGGGAGACAAATACTTTATTAGCATTTTTATCTAGTAAAATAAATGCAAACACTCCATCTAGTATATTTACTGTATATTCAATTCCAAATTTTTTGTATAAATGAATAATAATTTCACAATCAGAACCGGTGTTTGTAGGAATATTAAGCGAACGATGTAAATATTTCCAATTATATATCTCTCCATTGCAAATTAAAACAGAATCTTCTAACTCTATTGGTTGTTCAGAGGAAGGATTAGAATAACCATTGATAGCTAAACGATGGAATCCAAATAGTATATTATCATTAACTTTTTTAAAAACAGAACTCTCGGGTCCTCTATTTTGACCCTTATAAAAATTTTTTGCTTCGAAAGTCTTGTTATCCTTGTTTTTAATATCACTAGATAATACCGCAAAGATTCCACACATACTACTACTACTACTTTAATAGATATCTTTAGGTAATTTGAAATAATTATTCTATAGTGATATTATAATGGAAAATGTCGTTAAAGGAGCTTATTATTGTCAACAAAATAGAACAACACAGTTAAGCAATAGAATGTATAAAAGAAATGTGCCGGGTGTTCCTCTTCAAATGAATTATGATCCACGTCCAGTAGATACTAAATTTGTTGTATTTCCCATATTGGATTGTCGTCTTCCAACAAATGTTCCTTGTGAGCGAAGACCTATTTATAATACAAGACATATGTTCGCAGGTAGTAGTCAATCCTTGCCATTTAATGGTTTTCAATCAAAGATTGATACCGAGTCAAAATTAATGAATATTATATTTCCACTACAATCTTGTCCTCAAGCTAAATTTATTCCTAGTTCTAAAAGCGATTTATATAATACAACTTATTTAACACCACCGATTGAAACAACAAAAATGACGAATCAATTATTATTTAAACAAGAACGATTCTCTCCATTTAATCCGAATATGTGTAATTTAGGCAAAGATACTTTTAATAACAACACTAGAGTACAGATTAAAAATTTAAAAATGAATTAAGTAATTACATAAAATTATATTTGTTATGTAATTATAAACCATGGATGTCTCATTAAATTTAATTGATTTGCAGTATTTAACTAATCCCGACAAGCTGACAAAACTTATGCAGAAAAAAGATTTACAACAAATCCCTCACAATGATTTGGATTTTTATAAAAAACGTATCTTTCAATTAACAAAAGATATGTTACGCGGAGAGAAGATTAATACAAAAGTGACAAAAGCTTTTGTGAATTATGCTCAAATTTGTATTGATCATTTTAAGTTCACAGATAAGATGGAATTAATTCAAAATGACTACGAAGACATTAAACCTTCAGTCAATAAAAAAAAAACATTTAATATGAAAAATAGTAATAATGTAATGTTAAGAAAAAAAAAGCCACATAGACCAAGGATTACTGATAATATTAAAATTAAAAGCACTAAGATAACTAAACCGCCTATTATGCCACAAAAAAGAAATTTTAATTTGAAAGATCCAAGATTTCGTGAAAAAGGTTTGAAAAAGAAAAATATCAATGATATTTAAGATGAGTGGTGGTTCACAAACGCGTAAACATCAAAAACATCATAAACAGAAACATCATAAAAAAACAAGAAAAATAAAATTTAAACCTGATAAATGTTCTCCAAAAAATAAACAGGACGAACTAAGTTTTACTTGCTATAGTAAATCAGCACTACATAAATTAAAAAATACTTGGAATGTTAGACATCCAGATGTTAAAATCTATAGCAATGACCCCAAGGAAATATGGCAACATTTAAAAAAAAATATGCAGAAAACATGCTATAAAGAATCTTGTTGGTTAAGACACAAATGTATTAAAAATGATTTGCCGTCAGGATTCTTTATGCAAAATTTCTCCCCAAAACAACCAAGAGAGTGGACAAAGAAACCCAATACTTGGCTTACTTCTATTGAAATAGAACAATTAATGAAACAATATGAAGAAAAATATAAACATTTTATTTTTTTAGGACCTTCTCCTATCGATTATGACGTTCGAAAAATGCACAACGAATGTGTATGGGAGGAAATATGTAAATTTTCTTTATTAGACTATAAGAGTAAAGGTATCACTAAAATAGGTTTAATCTTTAATTTGGATCCACATTATAAAGAAGGATCACATTGGGTAGCA